CACGCGCTGGCTCTGTTCCTCGATCTCGCGATTCGCCGCGGCCGATTGCGTCCGCAAATCCCGTTCGTGCCGGGCAAGATCCCGTGTTTCGATGCCGGCACCACGAAGGCGCTCGCGCAGCTGTTGCAGCTGGGTGGATTTCGCCTGGTGCTGTCGGGTGAGCTTTTCGGCTTCCGCCTTGGCCTTGGCGAAATCCCGCGCCATCGCCTTCGTCGGTGTTGACGTCTGGCTGATCTCGCGGCCGAGGGCAGTGACGCGCGCCCGCGCCGACTGCATGGCGGCGCTGGTCGACTGAATGCCGGTCTTGAGCTGGCGGAAGCCGGCAATGTCGGCCTGAGCTCGGTCGATCTCCTTCAACCGATCGCGGGTCGCCTTAAGCGATTGCGCAAGGCGGGTGGATCCGCCGGCCATGTCACGCAGGGGGCGGGAGACGCGGTCGCCGGCTTCGAGCAGCATGCGGATCCGCAGATTACGATCGGCCATGTCAGCTATCCGGATTGTGGCGTTTCGCCGCTTTCATCCGCCAGCGCATCAACTCGGCCGGCGTCATCGGGTCCATTGCCGCTGGCGTCCATCCGAAGACGAGCGCCAGATCGGCCATGGTTTCTTCTACGTCGCCGGGGAGACCGCTTCCTTCGCCGCCTTCGGCAGCAAAAAATCCATGACCTCGCCGCCCAGCTGCATCAGGTCGGCAGGATCGAGCCTGCCAATATCGGCCTTGTGGAGGATCGGCATGGTGATGCGCGGCAGCAGGGTTTCGAGCGCGCCATAGTCGAGCTGCGACAGCGCCATGAGGGTCAGGCCGCGCAGCTCGCCGCTATTCGGCTTGCGCACCTGGACCTCCACGATGGGTTCGGCGTTCGGTCGATCGAGGGGAACGTCGAGCGTGATGGTGCGCAAGCTGGTCGAGCTGTTGAGGGTGGCCTTGTCGGTCATTGCAGCGGCTTTCGGTAGGATCAGGAAAAGGCGCCGGCGACATCATGCCGCCGGCGATCAGGTGCGGCGCGTCAGTAGAGGCCGATCGCGGCCCGCAGCTCGGCGCGCCGATCGACGCCATCGACGATCAGGATCCCGGCCAGCACGTCGGCTTCGATCACGGTGACGCCGTTCCAGATCAGCTTGTAATAGGCGACGGCGGTCTTGACCTTGAACTCGCCAGCCTCGCCGGTCTTCTGCTCGCCCATGTCGATCTCTTCATGCCGGCCGCGGATGATCACCTCGATCGAGTCGACATCGCCGCTGTCGTCCTGCTGATAGGCGCAGGCGAAGCGCAGACCGACGCCGGTGACGCTGACCACGCCGTACTGCGCCAGCACGTCGCGCATTGGCCCGCCGAGCGTCCACTCGGCTTCCATTGCTTCGGCGCCGAGGTCGACCTTGACGGTGCCGTCCATGCCCCCGCCCCGCCAGTCGTCGAGCTTGCGGGTGAGTTTGGGCAGCGTGAACGATGCGACCTGACCGACGTAAGCGAGGCCGCTGTTGAACAGCATCAGATCCTTGAGCTTGCGGGGCATCCCCATGGTAGTTCTCCGGTAGAAGGAATTAGTGGCTGCCCGACGCGATCCAGAGCGCGTAGAACAGCAGCATGAGGGCGGCGAAGGTGCCGATCGGCGCGGCGACGATGAGGATCAGCGCGCCCCACCACGGCACGACGCTGCAGGCCCAGAGCAGGGCGGCGACGATGATGCCGAAGATCAGCAGGCCAATCAGGAAGCCGTTGGGGATCATCATGGCTCAGCCGTTCGCAACGAGGGCAGCGAAATCGGCGAGGAACTCGTCGCTGATCTCCTGTTCCAGCCCGAGGTGTTCAAGCGGCGGAACGGGGGTGTAGCGGTAGCTGATCACCAGCTGCCCGGCCTTGAGGCTCGCCACCGGGTTCTTGTCGCCGCGGAACTCGGCGACCGCGCCGAGGATCTTCCCCTCGCGCTTGAGGGCGCGGAACTTCTCGTTGATCTCCTCGACGATGTCGCGGGCGAGGCTGGGGGTGAGCGGCTTGTCCGACGCCCACAGCATGCCGGCGACGATGCTGTCGCTGAGGATCTGCGCGGTGCGGGTGGCGCTTTCGAAGGTGAAGTCGCCGGTCGGATCGGCGCAGGTGCGACTGCCCCAGAAGCGCAGCTCGCCGTTCAGACGCACGATCGTCGTCACCTGTGCGGCGTTGAGGATGCTGGCGTCGCAGTCCGGATCCTGCACGTCGAACTGGACGTCCTTGGTCAGCCCATCGACACCGGCGACCGGCACGTTCGACAGCGTCTTGTGCCAGCCCTGCGTCTGATCAATCGCCGCGCGAAGGCCAAGCGCACGCGCGACCGCGAAGCTCGGCACATCGGCACCGGCCGCGCCGAGCGGCGCGGTGAAGTCCGGCCAGATCAGCATCAGCTCACGCTGGTCGAAGCTCTCGCGATAGGTGGCAACCGCGACGCGATCTTCGCCAATGGCCGCGGCATAGGCCATGGCTCGCAGGCGCTTCGCTACCGCGGCGAGTTCGTCGGCGACGTCCTCGGTGTCGAGGCCTGGCGCACCGATGATCCGCGGCCGGACGCCCAGCTGCGCTTCCGCCGCCAGCAGCGCCTGCATGCCCGTCTTCAAGCCGTTCACGTCGGCTCCGATCACGGCGGTGTCGGTTGCCGCGCTGTCGGCACCCGGCGCGACGCGCACGACGACAACGGTGGTGCGGACCTGATCTGCAATGGCCTGCAGCGCCCCCTTGAGCGTGCCGGTCGCGCCGGCCGCGGCGATGGCATCGGCGAGCACCGTCACCTTCACCGGCGTATTGAGGGGGAACAAGGCGGCATCTGCCGCGGGCGCGGTGGCGACCAAGCCAATGATGGCGGTGGCGACGGTGGCAATGGTGCGGGTCGAGCTGGGGACCTCGGTCACCGAAATTCCGTGGAACATGGGCAGTCCTTTCAGGCGAGCGCGCTGAGCGCGGAAAGCGGAGTGGAAAAGGCAAAGGCGGCGGCAGGGCCGGTGACGTCGATGCGCCGGCCGGTGACGATCAGGCGGGCGCTCGATGCGCTGTCGCCGGGTTCGAGTGCGATGCGGCTGATCCGCGCACGGCGTTCCTGTCGCAGCAGCGCCAGCGCAGCGGCAGCGAACACCCGGATCCGCGTCAACTCGTTCAGCGGCTGATCGAGCAGCTCGGGGATCCGGGAGCCATATTCACGCCGGCCAACGCGGGTGCCGAGGGGCGTGCCGAGAATGTCGGCGATCGACTGGCGGAGGTGGTCGGAGCCTTCGCAGATCTTGCCCGTCGTCCGGTCCATGCCGATCATTGCGGCGGACCCGAGATCGCGCCGCCGGCCTGGACGCCCGTATGCTTGTGGCTCTTTAGGCTTTTGCCGTCGGAAACGATATCGTCAGTTGCGGTGAGCTTGCCTTCGACCAAAACGGGGCCGATGATCGTCACCGCGCCTTCCAGTCGGATGCCGCCCTTCGCCACGATCAGCGCTTTGCCGCCATCGGGCAACACCGCGTCGAGCGAATGACCGGCCGGATCGTAGAGGATGCGTGCACCGTCCTCGAACTCGATCAGGGTCGAGCCGTCGTTCGCCGGGTGGGGATGCGCATCGGAGCTGAGGCTGCCGATGACGATCGCACGTTCGGTGTCCCCCTCGGGGGCCAGCACGAGCACCTGCTCGCCAATGCTGGGCGGCGACCACACCCGCGTCTTGCCGACGCGCCCGGTCGCCCACGGGATATCGCCGGTGGTCAGTTCTTCGGCGATTTGCACCCGACAGGTGCCGGCATCGAGATCCACAGACACGATGGTGCCTTCGCGCGCGATGTCGCCCACGAGGCGCTGAATGTCGGCAGGATCGGCCATGGCAGCGACCATGGCCGTCCGAGTACCGGATGCGAGTGGCTGGTCGTGTAGAAAGGCTTTCTACACGAGCGAGGGCCGAATCGGATATACGGTTTCCTGCCGCGATCACCGCGCCTTCGCTGGGTCAGATCGCCTTGCCCATCTGTGCTAACACGGCACGCAGTTCGAGATAGGCCGCCAGCACGTCAGCATCCGACAGGTAGGCCGACCAATGCAGGTAGGAGGCGAACCTGTTGCGCACCGGGTAACCGGCCCCTGCGCCGATGGTAGAGCTTCCCCCGATCACGCGGGTATAGTCCTGTCTCACCAGTGCGCCCGCGAGCGTGGTCTTCGCCCCTTGGACGCGGACGCCGGCACGGTACTCATCGATTGCAGCTGGCGATCCTGCTGCTGTTCCGCCGAGCCGCGCTACCAATACGCGGAAGTCGGCCGCTGGTCCCGATAGCGCGCCCGGCAATGCGAGATTGCTGTTCCCGAGCGTGGCGACGACCGACGCGCCGCCGGTAAGAAGGTTGAGCCGACCGGATGCGGCAACGCTGGCACCAAGGAAAACTTGCGCACTACTGACGTCTCCGGTGCATGCCACGAGGCACGTCATTGCGTCCGTCGCGGGTACGGCGGTGTCAAGCATCGCCCCGTTGCCCAGCTCCAGCTGGTGATCGCCGTAGACGGGCGCGATAGGGTTGCCGACCAGCACCTCGCTCCCATTCGCCCCGGCACCCGCGCTGTTCACGCGGCTGGTGGCGATGTTGCGGCCAAGCAGGAACTCGCCCACCAGGGCAGCGCGATTGGTGGTCAACGGCAGCTTGCGGCGCTTGCCGCTGTTGTCCTTCGAGAAAACAGGAAAGCCGGGCATGGGAGGTCCTTTCAGGCGCCAAGGAGTTCGCACGGCCCGCTGACGAAGATGTCGCGGCCGAGCTGGTTGAAGTGCAGGTTGTCCGATTGCAGGGCGACGAAGCGCGTGCCGGTCGGGGTGTAGCTGTACTGCGCGGGATCGGTGCCGAAGCGCTTGCCGGCGTCGAACACCGCGGCGCGCCAGCTTGGCGCGAAGCTGCGCATCGCCGCGGCATAGTCGGCCATGCGCGGTGTCACGCCTGCCGCCCGGAAGGTCTGCCCCCGCACAGAAATGATGATGTCCATGCCCGCATCGATCGCGCGTAGCGTGCCGACAAGGGTGGTCTGGTCGACGGTGAAGCTGGCGACCGACCGCCCGTTCACCTCGTCATTGCCGCCAAGCGATAGGATGGCGACGTGGATGCTGAGCAGCGCCAACGATGCCCGCCACTGCTCCTGATCGGCCGCGGCCCAGCCCTGCGCCGTGGTGCCGCCGATCGCGAGATTGTGAACCACCGCGCCTTTGCCCGTGCGCAGATCATAGCCGGCGAACAGGAACGTGCCCGACACGATGGTAAGGGCCAGCGTCCAGGGGCCGGCCGCTGGCGGCTTTGGCAGCGCCACCTTGCCTGGCGTGGCCGGCAGGACGATCTGCGCCGGCGCTGCTGCGCCATAGGCATAACTGATCGTACCCGAGCCGCCGCCATGGAAGAGGTCCAACGTTGCGATCGGGGCCGCGCCCGAATAGGTAAGCGTCGTTGTGCTGCCAACGGTGTTGTTTGCCCACATCCGCCGATTAGGCGATGAGCCAGATTCGCTTACTGTCCAACCGGGACCATTGCCGCCGATCGCAACTTCGCCATCTGCGTAGCTGGCATCCACCGGCAGAGCGGAGCTGTCTGGGCTGACCCAGCCCGGCCCGCCATTGCCGAACTTCAAGCGCATGCGCTGGGTGAACGGCACCGCAGCACGCCCGGCACGGAAATCATATTGGCTGTCCGCGATGATCGCGACCACGGCCTGCTCACCGCGAAAGCGCGCGCCCATCGCCCGCGTATGCCAGGCGCCGATCGCGTCGAAGTCGGACGGCAGCAGGGCAGAGGACGCCACGACCGCCGGCACCGCAGCGCTATGGCCTAATTCCTCACCCAGGCCGTATGCGTCAAAGGCCCACAGATCCTCACCATCAAGACTCTGCCCGACCGCAAGGGGCCGCTCGCCAGTCAGCAGGCTCTCGCCCAGGCCATATTCGTCGAAGGTGTAAGCGGTGTCGGCGTCGAGCGCAGGCGTGCCAACAGTGGCCGCGCTCACGGGGGATGCCGGCAGGAACGCGTCGCCGAGACCGTAGGAGTCATATTCCCAGACGCCATCGCCATCGACGCTTGGGGTCGGCCAAGAACCTTTTGTGAGGATCTCGGCAAGATCTACGAACGGCTGCGCAGCAGCGTTCACCAGCGCGCTCAGCGGGGTAGTTTTGGTCTTCTCACCGTCAGCCGGGTCGGAGACGATGACCGTCTCAGCGCCGGTCGGATTGGCAAGCTTCGGGAGGTCAGAAATCTTCGCCATGATCAAAAGCCCCAAGCGCGCCAACGAAAGCCGCCGCCAGCGTCGGAAATTGTCGCACCGTCTGATTGGCTGAACAGAGTGATACCGGCGGCGGTCTTCGTTCCCGCCATCTCCTGCAGCTGAGTGTCGCCACTCGGCGAGCCGGATGCGTTGATGCTGTCGGCCTCGACCCAGCAGCAAGCAGTCGGGAAGGCAGCGGGGAACAGCAGCGGGATTTGCCGCTCGCTGGTAATCGCGCCGGCGACATAGCCCCATTTCACGCGGAACCCGCCGGGAAAGACGTATTCGCCGGCTTCACCGCTCATGACCTGCCCAGCGGCAAGCGATGCGGGCGTGACTGCCACGTTGGCGGCGGTGCCCTCGCGCACTTGCGCGGACGATGCTGCGGTTACGGTGAGGGTGCGACTGGAGGTCAGATCGCCGCCCCCGTCGACAAGCCCGGCTCCATAGATCGTGCGACGGGTCAGCCCTTCGAGCGCTTGGCTCACCATCGCCAGTGCCGAGGCTATCATCGCCTTGACGACAGCGCCGGTGGTGACCCGCTGCGGATCGCCGCCCTCGCCCTCGTCAAGCGTCGCCAGCTCTACAATCCCGCGGGTGACGCTCGTTGCAGGCGGATTGAGGAAGTTGGTGTCGCCGAATACGAGCTTATCGATCGCAGCAGTCGGAAACGCGATGTCGAGCGGCATCAGCAGCGTCGTCATCGCAGTTTTCTCGACGATCATGTTCGGCTGGCCGTAAACGGCGAACAGGGTGCCGTCCGACAGGAAAAGCCCGAACCCACGCACCTGGTAGCCAATCGCGGCATCGTCCCGGATGATCATGTGAACGATGTTGTCGCCGATTGCCTGACCGGAGATCGCGCCGATTCGACGATGTTCTCCGGGAAGCGCTGTCAGCGTTGGCGCTGGCACGAACACGGACGCCGTGAAGCCCACCTGCGCGATCGTAAGGTCGATGTCATCCTGCGCCTGCGCCGCGGTAAAGCGGCCGAGGCCGGCCGTCGTCATGACGAGGGTAAGAGCGCTCATGGGGCGGTTTCCAGAAAGGTGCCGGTAGCATCCTCCAGCGGTTCACCGTCTTCGGTTTGCAGGTAGGATGCCCAGCGGGGGGATTCGTCGATCGTAAGGGCGACATCTCGCCGCACCTCCGCGAACATGCGCGCGACGCTCTGCACGCCGATAAAGCCACCGCAGGCGATCGACTGGACCAGCTCCATGTGCTCGCGCAGCGGCTTCACCCGCGCAACTTCGCGGATGATCGCTTCCGCGAATTCACCGGTTGCACGCCGTCCGCCGGGTGCAACGCCGTCCGGCGTGACCATGGGCACGACGACTTCGAAGGTGTTGGCTTGGCGGCGTGGGCTGGCTTCATGCCACTCGACGAGGCTGGCAAGCGCGTCGAAGCGGGCCACGACGGTTTCTACCGAGAGGCGCGTGCCTTTCAGCCGGTGCATCTCAATCGAGCGGGCGACCGCGTCGCGCTTGGCTTCTTCCGACCAGTCAGCATCCCAGGTATCGACCGAAAGGCCATAGGCCAGCCACGGCAGCAGCTCGGCCGGGCAAGCATGTGGATCGTCGATCACCGCGGCAGGCGTCGCCAGCGGTTCGGGCCGGGCACCATGCTCCAGCGCGCGCTCCAGCTTCGTTGCGTTCGGCGGTAGGAGGCTAGTCCGCATAGCCGCCGTGCGTCAGCTCGACCGCAGTGCAATATGCTGCCTCGGACAGGTCGCAGACCACATCCCCGAGCGGTGCCGCGATAGCGACCCGCTGGACGCCCTCAACGGTCATCGCGGCATACAGACCGGACATTGTGATGTA